TGTTTCATTTATAGTACAAATATATAACAATACTTTATTAATACAATACATTGAAACGTTAAATATTTGTTAATGTTTTAAGTTTATTATTTTAGTCAATGATCATAAGGGATCACGACGGGGTAATTATTGCGAAAATTTAAGGGGTGCAAAATACGGGGGGGTTGTTAGGGCACTTGTGAAAGTCCCTAAACATTATTAATTTATAAACGTTTGTTGTCGTTTGTTGTCGGCTAAGTGTGGCTAGTTGTCAACGGGTGCGAGGGGGTGAAACGTGCGAGGGATCCACCAAGGTGCGAGGGGGTGCCTCCACGTGAAACGTAATGACACGGGCACGGGTGCAAAGGGGCACGGGGAAAAAGCCAAAAAATCGGGCGGGAGTTTTTGAAATGACACCCCCACCCCCATTTTAAATATCGACTTTCGGGCGAGGGGACTTGACGTCAAATGTATGTATAGCCCAAACACTACTATTATCTAATAAAAATTATATCTTTGTCTAAACTTTTAAAAGAAAAAAAAATGAAACAAAAATTAAACTTAGGAAACAGTATATACCAACAAAAGAACGTAGGGTCTTTAAGTGGTCTTACTGTAAAAGATGGTATGTTGATTAACAATCGCCCTGATGGACAAACAGGTATTGCACAAGCTGCACAAATTAAAAAAGCTATACATAGAGCTGAGAAAATTTCTATTGTAGCAAAAGGAACAGCTATGGGAGAGATGATGTCTGAAATGGGAGACGATTAATTTAATCAAAACCAACAAGTAAAATATAGGGGCTTCGGTCCCTTTATTGTTTTATTTTTAATAATTGACATAATCGGTTATATTTTGCGACGTTTTTGCGACGTTTTGATTTTTATAACTATTTGATTACTAATACTTTATTTCTTTTATGTCGATAATGTCGAAAAAAAGAAGAGAATACAGTGGAAAAAAAAATATAATAAAGGGAAATTATATATATATATATAGGAATACCTAAAATCGACAATCGACACGATGACATATAACAACCAAGAACAGAATCCAACGCCTGATGAAATAAGAAAATTAATAATGTGTACTATTTTGTATATAATTATTATGCTTTTATCAAATATTTTTTATAAACACGGGTTTAATTAGAATTTATTGTACTATATTTGCACATATCAATTAAAAATTAAATCAAATGTTAGAAAATCAAGGTTATTCTCCTAAAGATTTGTTCTTTGGCGAGAATGGTAGAAAAAAATTAGTAAGTGGCGTTGTTAAAATGTCCAAAGCGGTTAAGAGTACGTTAGGTCCCGGAGGGAATACGGTACTAATTGAGAGTCCATCACACACACATGGTATTACAGTTACCAAAGATGGTGTAACAGTTGCTAAAGCTATTGATTTGTTTGACCCTTCTGAGAACCTTGCGGTTAAAATGATGAAGGAAGCTGCTGAGCGTACCGCATCTGCGGCAGGTGATGGGACAACAACGGCTATTGTTCTTACTGAGGCTTTAGTATTAGGTGGATTACTCCACATTACTGAGGACTTAAACAGAACAGAGGTATTAAGACACTTAAATGATTTAAGCGATAAGGTGGTGGATAAGTTACGAAGACGTAGCAAGAAGGTATCAAGTGCTATGTTAATAGATGTGGCTACTATATCAGCTAATAATGATCGTGATACAGGAAAGATAATTGCTGAGGTTTACAAAGACGTTGGAAAGAATGGTATTGTAACGGTGGAAAAGAGTCAAAGCGATGAGACGTATGCGGAGACCACTATGGGATTAAAATTTGACAGAGGATACTTGAGTCCAATGTTTATTAATGATCAAAAGAAAGACGAGTGTGTGCTTGAGGATGTGATGGTATTAGTAGCTGACTTGGAGATTGCAAATCTTTTGCAGATTCAACATTTATTAGAACCGATTGTTCAAGATGGTAAAAAGTTATTAATCATATCTCCTTGTAATACAAATGTTATAAATACGTTAGCTGCCAATGTAATGAAAGGTAGTATTAAAGTATGTGCTGTTGCTCCTCCTAGTTTTGGTTATAAGCAACACGAGTTGATGCACGACATAGCAGTTAGTGTAGGGGCTACTTATTTTAGTGAGAAGACCGGTGATGATTTAAGTATTATGAACTTCGGTGATCTAGGACACGCTGCAAAAATAATTGTTAGTAAAGATAAGACTGTAATAATTAAGTCAGATGCACGTACAGACCAAAATAAAGTTGAGGAAAGAGTATCTAAGTTATGGGATGCACATAAGAACGCAAATAAGAAATACGATAAAGACTTTTTATTAGAGAGAATTGCTTCATTAACAGGAGGAATTGGCGTGATTTTTGTGGGCGGACAAACTGACTTAGAGCAGAAAGAATTATATGACAGAGTAGATGATGCTGTATGTGCGGTGAGGTCAGCCTTAGAAGAAGGTATCTTACCGGGTGCAGGGAAAGCATTATTTGAAGAAAGTTTTTTGGGTATTGAGGCGACAAGTAAAGAGCACTTAGCAGCAATAAAAATAGTCGGCGAGGCATTACAAGCGCCTCTTATCCAAATCTTAACTAATGCAGGATTGAAAGTACAAGACATATATGGAGGTTCGTTAATTAATGGCGAAGGGTATAATCTTAAAACAGGTAAATACGGTGACTTAATTAAGATGGGTGTTATTGACCCACTTAAAGTTACAAGGTCTGCATTGCAAAACGCAATTTCCGTTGCAGTAACTATTCTAAGTACAAATGCTACAATCACATTAGCTCGTAGTTATGTGCAAGGAGAGTCAGAGATTTAAACAATTTGTAAGATTTACAATAATATGGGTAGCGTGTAACCTATCAATACCATTTTGGATGGTAGGTCACGTTCACCTAAGTTTAAATATATACGAGGACATTTATGAGATAGTGGCATCAATGGGAATGAACATAATTGTTGCTGTAGGTTTTTGGTTGAATTGGAAAGATGAATCTAAAAAAGATAAAAATGAGCACTCTTGAGGAAATAGTAAAATCTTTAGAAAAATTAAAATGGCGATATGTCATTGATAAAAATTATGAGAGAGCATCTGAGATTAAAGAGATAATTGATAAAATTAAAAAAAGAATTAATGAAGCTTTGTAAAAAATGTAACAGTTCGTTTGAGGTTCAGAAGGGTTTAGTTAATTTTTGTAGTTTGGCTTGTAGGAATGGGAGACCACATACTTCAGAGGCTAAAAATAAGATAAGTAAGAAGGCTTTAGAGAATTGGGAGAATGGAGTGATGGACAGCATTGATTTTTTTGTTTTAAATAATCTACCAAGAAAGAAAGAAAAAAGTAAAGCTACTTGGGATAGAAAAACAAATGCAAAACATTTAAACGGAGAGAAGCTTCACATTCAAACCATAAGAAAGATAATGTTAAAAAAAGCAGAGTACAGATGTGATATTTGTAATCTTTCAGATTGGTTGGGTGAACCAATAACTCTCGAGCTTCATCACATTGATGGTGTTAATACCAATAACGAGACTTTAAATCTACAAGTCCTATGTCCAAATTGTCATTCACAAACAGATAATTTTAGAGCAAAAAATATAAATAACAAATTAAAAAATAAATAAATTATGGCACTACAACCAATCGGAAAATACATTGTCATCAAAACAATTGATGAAGAATTAAAAACAGAATCAGGATTAATCTTATCGGGAGAGGATGCAAACCAAATGAGATATAAGCGTGGAATAGTAATTGAATCAGGTACTGATGTCCCAAATATCAAAAAAGATGATGACATTTATTATGATAAAGCCCACGGATTTACGATGTTAATTAATGACAAGCAATATACTATTATTCGGGAGTCTGATGTCGTTGTTGTTTTATAATCTTATTCATCTCAATAATCATATTACGATATACTTTATCTGAGTAGGATACGTTCTTAGCAAACATCTTATTATTAGAACTACTAACGGGGATTTCTTCCCCGCTTAGTTTTCTATAGATAGACTGAATCATACGAACTGACTTGATTGATAATTGGTATATAGCTTTTCTAGCTCCCATTCTTTTTCTAAATACAATAATCCAATCGGCTTGTCTTAAGTTCTCAAATCTTTGTTTATCCCATCCAAGAAGGCTGTCAAACTCTTCAAACTTTCCTCTATCAAAATATTTCTCAGAGTACAAGAACAATAGTATATCAAGGTCTGATTGTGTTAATCCATATTTAATTTTTACAAATTGGCGAATAACTCTCCAATATTTAAGATAATCGTGTTGATTTGATTTCATTTAAAATAAATTTATTACATTTGTACAAAGTTATCAATTAAAAAACAAATAACCATGGAACAACCTAAAAAGATTAAAAGACCTGACACTCCGTTGGCAGCTACACCTGAGCCTATTATAACAAGAAGTGAAAGTACCAACCCTGATACAGGAGTTACTACTTATAAAAAGAAATGGAATGAAGGTTCGACTGTGAAGACAGAAGGCGATAAGAAGAGAGTGTATATGGGTGCAAAAAAAGTAATAACATTAGAATCTCTACCAAAGCTAACACCTGCAGGTAGAACAGATAAAAAATAAACAATGCAAAGACCTGATACACCATTAGCGAATACACCGGAACCACAAGCTGTTAGCTCAGGATTACAACCTATGAACGAGCAGTACAGTCAACCTGTTACTAAGTATCAAGCTACGGCTGATGCGGCTATTCAGCAAATAAGTAAACTTTCTCAAGAGAGTATGCCACAACCGGCAGCACCTACTCCTGCAAGTAATCAACAACCTCAACAATAATAGTTATGGCAATTAGAAGAACAGATACCCCATTAGCAACTACATCAGATCCTAAAGCAATTGATCCTGTTGTTGCTAAATCACAATCTACTGACCCTGATACAGGAGTTACTACTTACAAACATACTTGGAGTAATACTTATGGTAGAAAATCAGCAGCACCTACAACTAGAACAACAACACCTTTAGTTAAAAGAGCAACTACACCTGAAAGAAAAACAAGCAGTGCGCCTGTTAAAAAACAAAGTAGTAGCAGTTTAAAAGTTCCTCAAGAAAGAACATTCACATCTTTACCAAGGCTTACTCCTGCAGGTAAAACGGATGATACAAAACCAAGTGCTCCAATGCCACAAATAAAAGAGTTTTCTAAAGAAAAACTAAAGGAAGAGTCTAGAAAAGCGACAGTTTTTGAAAGAACGGAACGTGCAAAAAAAATATATAAAGATGATTACGAGAAACAAAAAAAACCGGGTGAAACATTTGAACAGTGGCACGACAAATTAAATGAAAGAGTAAATAAACAATCAGCTAAAAATAGTAGAGGGGATTGGCTTAAAGGAGATGGTGGTACTATTGATACCGGTAAAAATAAAGGAACAAGTTGTAGAACCTGTTAAGTTATGAAATTAAAAACAAAACAAGAAAGAAAAGATACTCCATTAGCAGATAGTCCTGAAGGAGAAGCTCCGGTTACTGATTTAAAAACAGCCTTGGCTGATATAAATACAAGAAGTGCAGCAAGACAATCCGCTATTAATGAGTCTCGTGCAAAAGTTAATGCAAGTAGAATAGAAAGAAGTAGGCAAAAACGATCAGTATCAGATGCGTCTTTATATGGATTGGCTTCTTTTAAAGGAACAACAGGAAAATAATAATTAATTAATAACACAAATACAAACAAAATGGCAAAAGCAAAAGCAACACCGGGATTACCTGCATCATCAAGAATGAAGATGCCAATGGCAGCAGCAAAACCTGCTATCAAAAATGCACTTAAAGGAGCAGCTAAAGGAGCTGTTACAGGAGCAGTAAAAGGAATTGTAAAAACTGCAATTAAAAAGAAATAATGGCTAAAGAAAAAGACGCTCCGAATTTGCCGGGTTCATCTCGTATGCAGATGCCTATGACAAGTGGAAATAATACTCCTTTAAAAATAAAAGCAGATGGAAATGGTGTAACTAGAAAAGTTACAAAAGCTGCATCAGGAAAAGGAATGAAAGGAACTAATCCTTATTGTTAATTTTTAAAAAATTATTAAAATGGCAAAGTCAAAAGAAATAGTAGAAATTGAAGTAGTTGTTCCTGAAGTAGTAGCACCTGAAACAGTTGAAGTTGAAACAGTTGAAGCTGAAGTAGTAGTTCCTCCTACAGGAAATATAACTAGAGCTTTTAGATCTTAATAAGTGGCTGATAAGGCAAATATGAAATGCAACAGTCCTGTTCCTTCTAATAGACCCGGAAAGAAAAGGATGGTAAAAGCTTGCTCTAATGGAGAGGAAAAACTTCTCCATTTTGGAGCTAAAGGCTATGGGAATAATTATTCTCCTGCCGCAAGAAGAAGTTTTAAAGCAAGACATAGTTGTGATACGGCTAATGATAAATTAACCCCAAGGTATTGGGCGTGTAAAAATTTATGGGCAGGACCGGGAGGTTCTACAACAAGTAATCCAAGTAATCGTAAAGGAAAATACTGATGAAAGAAAAATTAAATAAACTAGGTGTTAAAAATTCTTTGTGGAATAATATCAGAGAATCTAAAGGTTCAGGTAAAAAACCAACCAAAGAAATGCTTACTCAAGAAAAGATAATTAAAAAAGCAAAACAATACGAATCAAAAAATTCCCTAAACGGGAAAATGTCTTATTTAAAAGGCAATGTTAAAAAAATAAAATCTAATAAAATTTAATACCTTTACACAATGAAATCAAAAGGATTAGGAGACACAATAGAAAAGATAACTGCAGCGACAGGAATCAAAAAAGTGGTTGAAAAAGTTGCAGAGGCAACAGGAAAAGATTGCGGTTGTAATAAAAGAAAAGAGATTCTTAACAACCCTAATTTATTAATAAACAAAACATTTTATAAAAATTAATATGGCAACTCAAAAATTACAACCATCAAGAGCATTAGAGGTATTAAAATCTGATTCTGCAAATATTCCAACTCCAAATTTATTAGTATCAGGTACTGCAACAAGTACAGTTATAGGTCAATTAGTTGATTCAAATGCAAATTTTATTGTAACTACTCCAAATGGAGTTCAGTATGCAGTAAATACAGGAGATGTTGTTTATTGTACAGCATCATCATCTGCTGCTACTATTGTTCAAGTTGTTAATGCTACTACTTTATTATTAAATAATAACATTATTGCTTCGGGAAATACTTATTCAATATACCAACAGGGTGCTCCAACAGGATTAGGTAATCAAGGTGCTGTTTTATATATTGGTGGAGCAGGAAGTTTAAAAGTCACTACAAGTGGTAATGATATAGTTACTTTTGCAGCTATTCAAGCAGGTACATTCTTTCCTGTAAATGTTGTTAAAGTATGGTCAGCAGGAACTGACTGTGCTAACATTATAGCACTTTGGTAATATGTATATAGCTATAGCAAATAGTATATTATCAAGCAGTAATAGTGGAGGTGCGCCTGTATCTACAGATGAAAAATACCTTATATCTGATTGTGTAATTGGCGGAGATTATAAAACTATTAGTTATCCAATAGGAACATTTATTACAGGGGATAGAGTTACTTACGTACTTGGAAACAACTCTTTTGGATTGGTTCAAGGTATTACGACTGATATAAATATAGGAATTGATATATTTGCAACAGGGGTTAATACCACTGATTGTTTAGACAATACATTAAATTTATCCGCTAATGTTATTGCACCATATTTTTCTCCTTCAATAACTCTTAATTATATTTTAGAACCACTTAATTCAAGTTTTGTATCTACTGATGAAGAGTATACGTTTGGTTGGGGATATTATTATGAAATTTATTATGAATATATCAATGGAGATGGCGATCCTTCATCCGGAAATATTACTCTTTCAACCACAGGTGTATTAAATAATTATAACATAGCTGTAGATGAGCAGTTTCAAATTTACCAAGACGTTTATAGCTTGGATGGGAATGTTACATCTTTTAATGCAAGTGGATATAGCAATAATCCTAGTATTGTTAATACAAATTCTTTTACACAAAATGAGTGCAGTTATCCATATTTTATGAGAACTTTAGGAAGTCAAAGTGGCTCTACTTTTTTTATTAATTATACCTCAGACTGCTAATTATGGAAAATATAAGTAAAAATATTACATTTGAAAAATGGGTAGATTACCAAGGTAAAGATTTTTTTAAAATTGAAAATACTCCAACAGAGGAACAAATTACTAACGGAAAATTAATTGCTGAAAATATTTTTGAGAAATTAATTAATGAGTTTGGTGAAGGAATTATTGTTGAAACAGGATTTTTAAATTCTAAACTAAATGAAAAAATTTTAATAGGATTAAATTTTGAAAATGGAGATGCTTTAAGAATATCTTCAAATAAAAGTGGAGAGTTATTTAATTATATAAAAGACAATTTTGAATTTGATACTTTAGTGTGGATGTTTGGAAGTGTTAAAAATCCCCAATATATTTATGTATCTTATAATGCAGAAAATAAAAAACAAATTTTAAAAACACAATATAATAAAGAATTAAAAAAAGTTGAGTATATAGATTTCGAAACAATAAGTTAAAATGGCAAAGGTTAAACAACAAGAGAGTGCTTATCAACCTAAGCCAAAGAAAACAGGCGTAGCATCAAAGACTAAAACAAGCAAGTTGAAGTCAAGTAAAAACTACGTTAAAAAATATGCGGGGCAAGGAAGGTAATGAGATACTTAAAATATATAATATCGTCTTTAGTTCTTTTATTTGTTCCTATATATGGGCTTTTAATTGCAGTTGGTACAGCTATAGCTCTTGATACGTTCACGGGTATTTTTAAAAGCATAAAATTAACAGGTTGGTGCAGTATTAGAAGTAGAATACTTTCTAATATTATTTCAAAAATGGCACTATATGAAATATGTATATTACTTCTCTTTGTAATTGACAAATTTGTCTTAAATGAATTTATCTCCAAGTGGTTTGGATTCCAATATATGTTTACAAAAATATGTGCGATACTTTTAATATTTATTGAATTAGTATCTATTAAAGAAAATATAGAAGCTACGTTTAAAATAGATATTTGGAAATTACTTAAAAAAGCATTTCTTAGAGCAAAAGAATTAAAAACAAATGTAGAGTCTATAAAAGAATGAAAACAAATAAAGAGGGAATTAATTTGATAAAGCACTTTGAATCACTACACGATGGGGATTTAAAACAAATCGGATTACAACCTAAAATGGATCCAATAGGAATATGGACTGAAGGTTATGGTAGAGCAATGCGTGATAATAAAGGAAACTTTATTAAAGGAAAAAATAATTCGAAATTAGCTTTTAAAAATGCTACAATTCACACAGAACCTGAAGCAGAATTAGCATTAGCACAAGATTTAGTTCCAAGAGAACATATTGTAGCTCAAAATATTAAAGTTGCAATAAATGAAAACCAATTTAGCGCATTGGTTTCTTATGTTTATAATACAGGGGGTTCTAGTACATTATATAAACTAATTAACTCAAAAGCATCTGATAAAGATATACGTACTTGGATTCAGCAACATTATATAAAAGCTGATGGGATTATATTAAACGGATTAATTTTAAGAAGAAAATCAGAAGCTAATTTATATTTTAAAAAATGAAAAAGATATTAATATTAATTATATTACTTTTATCATCTTGTGCTGCAAGAAAGGTAAATGTAGATAAAGTAGATTCTGTAGTAAAAGTAGATAGCATTTCAGTTACTAAACAAGAAGTAGTTACTACCCAAGATAATCACGTTAGTATTATAACTAATACTGATGAAATAGAAGTATGTCCGGTATCTGATACACTACCTATGGTTGTGAATGGAATAACGTACAAAAACGCTAAGCTAAGATATAAAAAAACAAAAAAGGTGTTAGTAGATACCACAAAAATAAAAGTGGCTAAAAAGACCTCTATTAAGGTCGAAGTAAAAAAAGACGCTAAGGTAAAAACATTTAAAAAAGACATTGATAAAGAATCAAATTATACAATCTATTTTTGGTGGATATTAATTTTAATATTACTTATTTATATTTATAATAGATTTAAAAGTAAATTCATATCTTTGTAGAATTAATAATCAAATAAAAATTAAATCAAAATGGAAAACGTTCAAGTAACACAAGAAGAATTAGTAAAAATTCAAGAATTAAACTCAGAGTTTAACAAAGCAAAAATGGCAATTGGAGATGTTGAATTACAAAAACATCAAATCATTCGTCACATTGAGGAATTAAAATTAGAGTTCTCAGCACACGAAAAAGAATTAATTGAAAAGTATGGTGCAGATGCAGTCATTAACATTCAAACAGGAGAAGTAACGCATAAAACAGAGTAAAAGAAATGGCAAAGATTAGTACATACCCACAACCAACACCTCCGCAGTTAGACGATTATATTATTGGAACAGATATTAGTGATTTATTGATGACAAAGAATTTTCTTTTGTCAGACATTATTACTCTTGCTACTACTACTAATCAATTTGTAACAATTGTTGGAACACAGACAGTAACCGGTTCAAAGACATTTGACTATGGTACTTCAGTGGGTATTGATGCTCCTGTAATAATTAATTTGCCGGCTCAAACTCAGACAGCTCTTTCACCTGATGCTTTATTAATTCAGATAAACGGACAAGCTCCTTCTACTACTCCCGGTTTTATTGGAGGGATTAATGTTCAAGCAAGCCTTCTTGATAATATATGTTACTCTGCAACTTTAAATGGAAATGCAGGTGGTTCAATAGGTATTGTAGTAGAAAGTAAAGATGCTCATAGCGGAAACTACTTAGAGTTTAGAAAAAATCTATTAGGTGTTCCAACTACTAAATTTAGTGTAGGAAGTGAAGGGAACACAGCAATTTATTCAAACTCAGGAACTGTATTAGCGATATCACACGGTGGTATTTTAGGAACTGATATTGGAATAAATACAGGTTCTTATAGAGGCACAGGTTTACAGTCATCAACTTACGAAGGTATAGCTATTAAAGCGTCAACAGGAGGTTATTCAGGAATAGCTGTAAAAGCAATATCAACTCCCGGAGTTGGAACTGCATTACTTACAATTGGAGATATTAAAACTGAGAATTTACCAACATATTTTGATAATGCTGACGCTGAGATAGGAGGTCTTCTTGTTGATTTTATTTATAAAACACCTGCAGGAGAACTTAGAATTGTTGTTTAATAATTAAAATAAAATTTAATGTCTAAAATATCTACTTATCCTTCAGCGGATGCTCCTTTATCATTAAGCGATAGGCTGATAGGAACAGAAGCTATTAGGACTACTCCTACATCTACTCCCCTTGCGACAAAAAACTTTTCGTTAGGGGAGTTGTTGCAGTTATTTTCATCAAACTTTCCTGCTGCATCATTACAAGCAGTTCTTAATACAGGAAATACTGCAACACAAAATATAAACTTAACAGGAACTATTGATGTTACATTAATAAAACCTGACAATATTGAAGACACAAGTGGAAGTCAGGGAACTGTATTTCAATATCTTAGTAAGGGGACTTCAAGTATTAATTGGGTTGATTTACCTGTTGATAATCTTCAATCTGTTCTTAATGCAGGTAATACTGCAACTCAAAATATTACTCTTATTGGTAATATCACAACAACAAAAATAATACCGGGGAACATTCAAGATGATACTTCAGGAATTGGCACAACAGGACAACTTCTTTCAAAAACAGCATCAGGCATAAGATGGATAAATACACCTACTTCAACAACACCGGGATTAGCTGATGTTTTGTCAGTAGGAAATACAGCTACTAATAATATAACATTAATAGGAGATATTAATGCTACTAATGCACATATAACAGGTGCTATTTATGATTCAAGCAACTTACCCGGAACATCAGGTCAGATTCTATCTTCTACTGTAACGGGGACTGATTGGATTGATGTACCTTCAATAGATAAAACATACATATATATACAAGCATTTCCAAGTACTACTTGGAACATTAACCATAATTTAGGTAAGTTTCCTTCGGTATCTGTCGTAAATATAAATAATGTACTTTTGTATGGTCAAGTAACATATATTGACTCTAATAATATAACAATAGAATTTTCTGCCGGTTTTTCCGGTAAAGCATATATGAACTAATAATAATAAGAAACTATGGCAATTCAATTTTTAAATAGTGTCAACCTCAGTCAGAACGAGCTTCAAAAAGCAAGGATTGAGAATCAACCAAATAATACGGCGGCAGGCACGGGAGTAGAAGGACAACTTTATTACGATACAACATTAGATGTATTAAAGGTATGGGCAAATGGTGCTTGGGTAGAAGTAGGAGGAGGAGTTACTTCTTTTACGGCTACTGATGGTACGTTTATAGACTTAACGCCAAATACTACGCAAGGAGGAGCGGCTACTTTAACGGCTGATCTTAGTGCTACAGGAACACCAAGTTCTTTAAACTATTTAAGAGGAGATAATACGTGGTCTCCTGTTGCTGCAATACCGGGGACCTATGTATGG